CCAGTAGAAGTGTATTTATAAAGCGGTGCAGCTAGTTCTGCGACTAGCTCGTCATCGTGTGGCAGTCTGCAATCACGTTGCGTTAGCCAGTCTTTAATAGCAAACCATAATTCCGCACGCAAGTTTAAATAATTTTTTTGGTTGCAGGTGCTTCAGCGACATTGACTCCGCGCACGGGTAAGTTTTGTTCAGCCAATCTATCCACCACGCCTGCGCCCAAGCCGATTACATCTACCAATATTTCTTGTGGTCTTTCAATGGCAGTACATTCATCAAATTTATTTTTTATCACTCCACACAATTGCATAAGATCCATAGACTTAAATGACTTGATACTCATTACATGGTTTCCCTGGCGTATACACAGCGCAGAGTTATCACCGCCGAATCGCGCTACATCTAGTCCCCACAAAATCGGTGCGTTAGCAGTTAGCGAGACATCCCTATCAATCGCTGACTTAACCAATCCCATTGGTATTACAGTATCATCATCCGCGGATGGAAACTCGCCCATCACCTCCACGCGCGCGACGGTGGAATCTTCGCCGTACTGTTCAATCATCGTTTGGAATAGTTTTTGGTCTGTGCCTTCTACGGTGCGCGAGTCTATCTGTTCATTTTTCCAGAACGCACGCGCGGAGTTGAAGCTGTCATAAAATGGTCCAGTGTTTCTACGCGGGTTGGAGAAGGTAAGCCAGTATCTATTTGCTGTAGGCTCTGAAAAGAAACCTTCGGAGACAGAGTAGATGGGCGCGGGAATACAAGAAGCCTCATCCATAATTAAGCAAACTCCGTAGGAGGAATGAATACCCGCGAAGGCGTCTGGATTCTCTTCGCTCCAGAGCTGTGCCTGGGCGTAGTAGTAACCAGTGTCTATCTTGAGGTCGTTAATGAGCGCCTCTTCAAACCAGGGAGCTGGTTTAATCGTGGTTGCTGTCTTGGTAAACCAATGAGAGTTTATAGACAGCGTAAGCCACTTACCTAGCTCCGCCCATGTTCTTGATCTGAGCTGTTGTTCGGTGTTAGCAGTAACGATAATAGTTGATCCTAACCTGGTTGATAACATCCATACAATGATCCAGGCAACTAAAGCTGACTTTCCAATACCACGTCCAGATGCCACTGCCAACCTGAACATCTCTGGTAGATCCAGGACATTGTTTCTTTGTATGTGAACCGCCATTTCCATTAAAATTTTTTCTTGCCACTTTCTTGGTCCTTTAAACTCTTCCAGGGGGGTGTCCTTCTGTCCCCATGGGAAGACATACTTAACAAAGTTTACTGGATTGTCTTTAATTGGTCCTGACCATAGCTCGGTCATCAGTTCTCGTTCTTGCTTTATTCCATATTTCATATTAAAAAAAATTAAAAAATTTTAGTTCAGTAGTTCTCTATATAAAGCGCCCAGGACAAAACACACGGGGGGGGCTAGCTAGCACGCTCACTCCTTCGCGCCCTCGCTCTCGCGCGGGATCTTGATTAGCTGCTCGGGTTTGCCTGGCTTGTGATCTATCACGCGCGCCCGAGCCTGCGTGAGTACGTCACTTAAATTTAGATTATGTTCAACTGTTTGTTTTTCCGCCCAGGTGTCTCTGTCAGCTGATTTGAGGTAGAGCTGGATGGAGTTGAAGTCACCGTCCTGGATTTTTTCCATGAGCTTGGACGTGGCGAGCTGAAGCCCTCGCGCTTTCCCTGCGTCCAACCTCTCCTTTAATTCCGAGTTTTTTTTGTTTCTATGTTTATTGAACGTGTCCCATCCTATCCCTAAACTCCTACAAATATCCATAATTCCCATATTAAGAGACGCCAGATATTCAACCCTTTCCAGGTCAATATTTATGGGTTTCCTTCCTCGTTTTTTTGGCATTTTATTTGTCATAATCCGATTAATTATAGCTTAAATACAACACTATTAACTATTTATTACTATTAATTGCAGTATGAGTGTTGACAATAGAGTAGTATAGTGTAATATATGAATGTGGTTGTTAATTTAAAAGGAGTAAAAAATGACTATTATTTATAACAAGGATGCAGCTGACAACGCTGTGACAGTTGAAAATTATCCCTGGGGATACACTCTTAAAACCAAGAGAAAATATTGGATTGAGACAACTAAGAGAGGTGACAGACTTTGTTACCAGACTCTAAACCCCAAGACTGATAAATGGTGCGCTGTTAAGAAAAGCACTTATGCTGGTATTAAAGTTCTTTATGAAGATGACCAGGGACACATCAAGACTTACACATTAAATCCTGTCTGGGATAGCAAAGAATGGCTTGCTAAGTTCCAGGAGATTGTTGATGTTACCAAGTTAACTGATGCCCAAAAAGCAAAGATCTGCGAAATGAAGACAATACACCATGTGAGAAAAATGGTTGATGTTCAGATTGTCAACACAACAATGATGGATAAAGAAGAGATAGCAAAGAAAGATGCCGAGCAAGAAAAGATAACAAAGAAACTAACTAACTATGCCAACCATGTTTATGGTAAGTGCCTGGTTAAAAACAACATAGGAGGATAGATAATGAAACCAGTAACTAGATTTATTAATTATATTTTAGAGGCTTATGAAGACGACGGCATGACCGTTGGAGAGGCTTTGAAATATACCAAAATGTATAAAAAGCTTTTCCCAAATCTTTGGAGTGAAGGAGATAGCCTGGATAGAGAAAAGGTTTATGAATTATTTTTAATGGGTAGAGCAGACGCTCTCGCCAAAGAACACAAAGAAGAGGAGGTAGCATAATGAAAACGATTGGAGGATACACATTGTTTTTTGCAATAAAAAGACTTGAAATGACAATTGAAAACATAAAGCTTCAAAAAGGCCAGGTCCTTTGGGATGATCTTGAAAAGCTTGAAACGATACTTGACGCGTTAAAAAATAAGGAGGATAAATAATGGAATATAAATTTTACATAACAGGCAGCCATGGATACCTGGTTGTTAAAGATAGAGAGCTAGACGATCTAGGCATAGCCAACAAGATCAGCCCGTTCAGCTACCAAATGGGTAACAAAGTTTACCTGGAGGAAGATTGTGATGCTTATATGTTTATGAATACATACAAAGCAACCCAAAGAGATCCAATGATTATTGACTGGATTCACAAGGAAATACCAAAAGATAAAATGACCAGATATGACAAGGGAGTAGCATGAACATATTTATAGACATGGACGGAGTGTTAGCTGATTTTGTCAAAGGAGTAGAAGGGCCAAAGTTTTTAAACGGCCCTTTGGATCCTGGTACCTATGATGATAGAAAAAAAGATTTAAGTGACCAGGGACTGTTCCTGGAGTTACCAATTATGCCAGGTATGCAAGATCTAATTAATTATGTAAAAGGCACTGGTTTGTATTGGGAGATCTTAACAGCAACTGGTGATGTAAACAGAAAGAGAGTTGCAGCTGATAAATATTTCTGGATTAGAAAAAATGTTGATCCTGGAGTTCTTGTAACATGCACCATCAAAGGCAAACATAAGGCCGTTTATGCCAGGGAGGACCACATACTAATTGATGATAGAGCAGACAACATCAACGCCTGGATACAAGCTGGTGGTATTGGGATCCTACACAAAGACGCCCAGGACACTATCAAAAAACTTAAATTAATAGTATAAAAGAGTAGACATGTGCATTGTACATGCTATACTTAGTGGGTAATGAGGTTGTTAAATAAGGAGGAAAAAATGACTAATAAACACAAATGGAACGATGAAAGATATGTTGGTGGCATTGATGCTGGTGACAAGATCTATTACAAAGGTGACATGGCTAACATACCTGGTTGGGGAACTGTTACCAAGGTTGTGCCTTGTGAGTATTACCACAAAACAGTAACTATTGAGTTGGAAGATGGAAGGGTTCAGAATGTCAACCCTTACATGTTAGGTTGTCAGACCGAGGTTGATAAACCAATCTACAACCAGGGTGGTTTACAAAGACATGTGATGGCTTACAAAAAAACATGGGAGGTAGCGTAATGAGAGAGTATAAAGTTGTTTTTGGG